GCCAGGAGGTGTTTCTTTCTTCTCGTGTCGAATTCTCCTCAAGAGGAGAACGCTTCAAAAGATGAGCCCTTTCTCCTTCTTCATCCAGAAGAAGGATTGGGGTTAGGAAGAACTCCGATTACTAGCTAACGCTAGACCACCCCGACACAGGGATTGTGCCGGTTCGACGCCTAACAACTCGGCTGGGAACGCCGAGAAGTAAGGCAGACATGGCCAGTTCTGGAGACCAACGCTCGAGTGGGATTTCATACTCGGGCTTCAATCTCAGACTCTTCACTGTCGATATTCCATGACGGTGTCGAATCTCGAACGGCAAGCCATGTAAGACGATGTCTCCTAGCTGTTTAGGACCAGGAAACTGCAACGCACGAGGGATCATATTCCTTACTTTACGAAGGGTCCGACGGGAGAAACCGCGTTTATACAGTGCGTTGTGAAACGCATAGATCGACGCGATGTCTTCCAAAGGCCCCTTAATACGTACAGGAGTAACATCGATCCGGCCGTGGACATTTCCTCCACAGCTCTCGAAGAACGGAACCTCACGGAACGACTTACGTCGATTCGGTTCAAATCCGCTCATCTCGAGAAGGTTGCATGCGCTATCAAAGAATCGCTTCGGCAATATTATATCATCACCGAAGACCCACAAATCACGACCAGGAGTTAACCCGAACGCGACAGCGAGAAGAACACCGAAGATCATGGACTCCAATTCGAAAGTAAAACCGTTCCCCATTGAGGAGAACTTTTCGATATGGCGCCAAGCTTTCCGGCCGTTGGAAGGAACCAACGTCATCTTTGATCTACAATCATCGAGCAACGAAAACCAGTCATCGGGCAACAGCTCTCTGACTAATTCTCGTGCTACGGTGTCACTAGCGGAACTCAAATCGATCGTTGATAACGCTTCGTCGCCACATCTAAAGACAAGCTCTCGATGTATTGATTGGGCGTCTCGCTTAGTCACCGTGTAGCCGGGGAATAATTCCCGTGAATCAGGCCGGTAAGCCGGAAAACCAACAGCGGTAAGTTTGCGCTTCAGAAATCGACCAATTCCCAATTGGAGCCACAAGTTACCGAGTGGTTCGATGGAAATAGGACGATCAGTCTTCCCGTCCTTCGGGACCGTCGTGAGACGATTCCCACGGGAGACTCCTGGTGCGCCTAGTCGATTTGCCCAGCGCTCTCTACCCCAAAGGGTAGACGAGTAGTGCCACTCAAATAAAAGTGACGCGCTGGGAGTGGTGGTTGGCGTGAGCCATATTTTATCCACTACCGTAGGGTCAGAAGACTCATATTCAACACAGGTGCCGGGGCCGAAACCGCCTTCCAATGAATCAGGAATGCGCCCAAGCCATCGAGACAAACGTTTTTTACATGTTCCGAGGAATTCGGAATATGCCGCTCTGATAGGATCTTTTTGGATCCCCGGAGCTCGTAGAGTCTCGATAAACTCGTTCGTTATATAGCACCTGGTCTCGGACTGTTCCCACGCAGCCATAGCTGCGTCACGTCGATTGAACGATGTAGGTAAGGGGGCCTTCCTAAGAAGGTCCACAGCCTGTACGTCCTTTCGATAGCGGAGGGAGGAGAATACCCCCTCGGGATAGTTTCGCGGATCAACGTAGCGCAAAGCTAAGTGATCCCACTCCTGATACTTTATCTCTAGCCAAACAGCTAGAGACACAGGAGTGTCGAGGTCTTCAAGAACTGCAAACAATAAGTTTGCATTAGCGGACAGCCACTGTTTCATCTATACTCTCCAGTATAACGCTGAGGGAGTTGCCGAGGGACCGTTTACGTGGGCGCAAAGCCCGTTTCAACGGAACCTCGGACGAGCGTAGAGCACAGCAAGTTACCAAGCTGCGCCCATCCTTCCTTCCACTCGGTTGTAGTCATCTGCTTCGGCATGTTGAAAGTGCCGTCGAAGAGCTCGTTCGCGAGCTGTTTGCTCAAGCCGGTCGTCGAGTCGGTATATAGACTCGGATAGACATACTTAACGCGAACCTGACGAACCGTGCCAGACCCGTTATCTTGGGTTTGGAGTTCGAAACGTGGACGGAAGCCCTGAATGCCACTAAAGGCATCCTGGGTCCAGACTGCCGGCGACTTATCGCCTGCGGAGGGAGTTGCTGCGACGTAGATGACATCAGTGGTGCCGTCCGATTTCTTAACGGTGATGTTGGCGATGGAAGCCATAAGGGTAAAC